AGACTTTTCAACCCATCGTATAGATAGCTGGCCAGCTGTTGTAATTGCTGTAGCGACCAAGAGATCAAAATAGCGAAAGTAGTTATTACCAATTGCGCCATAAGCGGAATTAAGAGAAATCTTCTTCGCCATCTGGATGTTGTCGTACCGAGATATCTTCTTGAGTAGTGCGGGGTCACCAGTGTTCTCATACTCCTGTTTAGCTTCGAGCAGAAGTTTCTTATATTTGACACGATCATTATATACATTCTCCATTATCTCTGGCAGAAATCCTTTGACATCCCTACGGAAAAAAGCACCGTTTGGAGTCATACAATACTCTGTATCATTCTTGATTTTCTGATCAAGAATGCCATCCACCATACCCTCTTTCACTTTACTGCCGGGTACAAGGGTTTCTGGTGAGATGTTGTATTGCATGATAAGGTGTGGATACAGTGAGTTCAAGTCAAATGACATGACCCACTTGTGCATACCCACTTGAGGGTCTTTGACATATGCACCCTCAAACTTCTCTACCTTCTCCTGTTCCTTCTTCTGTGGAATCACAATGTCCTTTTTGCGTAGGTGATTGTATATCATGTTGTCCCAATAGCGAACCTGACCCAAAACATCCGCAAAATTCACCTTGCCATCATATGCCATAGTCAAGCACAACTCAATGAGTCGCATCTTGTCTTCTAGCTTATCCACAATCTCCACGTCTTGGATGTTGTATTCAATGAACGACTGATAGTCTTTCTGATACCACTCCTTGAATGTCTCGAAAGGATTGCCATCCTTCCGCTCACCTAGCTCCACAAACGCAATATGGTCTAGTGTGTATCGTTCTTGGTTTGTGTATGTAAACTTGCGATACAGATCAAAGAAATCGAGAGCAGATACACCCTGTATGCTGTAGACTTGATGCCTGCGTCCCATCTGATACACTTCCTTGGCAAACACATTGTTCCAAGGTGATAGCTTATGCATGAAGTCTTCACCGAAAAGGTTCTTGATACGATTGCAGATGTAAGGAATGTCGAAAAACTCTGTGTTCCATCCAGTGATAATGTCTGGATAGATCATACGCCACTCGTCAAGAAACTTGATGAGCAAGTCATCCTCATCTCTACACAGGCGATAGTCTACGTCCTCACGGCTGTTCTGAAACTCATGAAGACCCCAGACAACAATCTTCTTGTTCTGATGGTTCTTCATAGTGATGGATAGCAACGGCTCTGCGGCATCCTGTGGATTAGGAAAGCCATTCTCACACTCCACCTCAATATCAATGGTCACAATAAGAATTTGATCCTTATCCCAAGGCACATCATTTGGATATTCATCGCTGATGTAACAGTATGGATATTGTGTATTACCATACAGGATATCTTGATTTGACCTCTGTTCAACCCAAGCCTTTGCCTCCTTTATGGAGTCAAGTTCTTTAGGGAGAACATGTTGGCCATCAAGAGTCTTGTATCCTGTGTATTCATTAACTTTGTTGTATAATGTGGGTCGATAGTTAACCCGTTTGGATACTCGTTGACCATCCTCGACACCTCTCACCAGAAGAGAGTTGCCACGCTGAATCACATTTGTATAAAATTCCATTATAAGAGTATATCACCTGTATAGTTTTTTGTCAAGGGTATATTAATCTATTTCGTCTGTTTCATCGCCTTTTTCTGACCAATCAGATAAGACAAATTTTCTATTGGGGTTAACACTAACTTTAAATCTTGTTAGTAAATTTCTGTTGATGAGAAATGTGCTCGCAGCATCTTCTAACTGAAGTCCAATTGGAACATCTCCATACAACATATTATTAAATTTAACATTCACATGAACTATCGGTCTTTCAGCAATTTTACCAATGTGAGTAGGCTTTGAAACTCCCATCAATTTATTTGTGAACTTCTTACCGGCCCGCTCCCACTGAACAGTTTTACCAGAGACTTCCATTTTGTCAACAACCAACATAGACGCCTTTGTTCCATTACCAGTATCAAACTTAGCTCTTATCGGTCCATATCCATCAATCTCCAAAGTCTCATGAAATCCAGCTTCTTGGTTGTAAGCAAACCTTCTATGAACAGGACTTTGCAAATACTCAACCACCAGTTTGATGATATCTTTTTCTTTTGTGGGTTCTTGTGGAACCGTAGTCATATCATAGTTTTGAAACTTGGACCCCATGCCAGGCGAACCGTTACACTCTAAGACATAAATTTCATTATTCACAATCGCATGATCAACACCGACCATGTATGCACCTGTTGCCCTTGCAGCTGCAAGAATTTCAGACTTCTCTTCTTTACTCAAGACATAAGGTTCTGTCTTTGCGCCCATGTGGCGATTGGATCGAAAATCTTTTTCTGGTTTAATTCTCTTAGTTGAGGCAACGATACGACCATTAAGAACGATGGTTCTAACATCAAACTCTATTTGTAAAAACTCTTGAATGATGAGTGGTGCGTTGTATTTCCATAGGGATTGAATGACACTCATCATGGACTCCATACTATCAACTTTAGAGACACCGATACCTTGTGTCCCTGTCAGAGTTTTGATGATGACAGGAAACTTTCCACCGATACGTTCATGAGCATCAACAATACTTTTTTCATTATTGACCAACGATGTACGGGGAGTGTTGATATTGTTTCGTTCAAAAGCTGTATAGGCTGACATCTTATTATCACATGTTGCCATGCCATCACGATCATTGATCATCATGCAACCAGAATTTTGCAGTGTGCCTAGTAACGCAAGACCAATCTCATCTTGTAGAACACCAGCTCTAACGAAAACAACTGTAGTATCAGTTTCGACTACAATATCTTTTTCTTCCCCATCATAATTTTTAATAGCAACCGTTCCCTTTTCGATATCATTATCTGATACCCAAGCTTCAGTTGTCACCACCGTATAACAAGGCAGCCCTAAATCTGCACACGCCTTTAATAGCATACCAGTAACAATTTCTGGTTTCTTTGCTTTTGAATTAGTTAAGATAAGAACTGTTATCTTATCAGGTATAACTTCCTCAGCTATAAAAGACTTAAAGTTTTCCAAGATACTATTCCCGTTTTTTACCAATGTTGTATTTTGTCTCCAAGGTCCAATCACCCTTCTCTTTGTATGCAAGAACTTTTATCTGACTTAAAGGGGCTGGTTCATATGTCATCTCATTTAATATACTAATCAATCCCCAATCCCGTAAAAGAATTGCAATTGTATTTCTTCTTGCTAAATCATTGATGGTTATGTTTGTCTTTTTGCCATCAAGGGCGAATAGCTCCTTAAAATGCACAATATAATATTTACCTTGCTTGTGTAAAATATGACAGGATTGGTATAGTTTTCTTTCTTTTCTTGAGGCAACACCGATACGAGAAAGCGTTTCTCTCACTTTCAAAAAGTCATCTGGTTCAGCGAGTCCTACTTCTAATAGTTGTTCTTGTGTCCAGTTAATTTCTTCCATTTCTTCCGCCTTTTCTCATTTTTTGTTTTATGGCAGAAATTTGTTCATCATCCAGTATATCAAGAGCAACCTTTGCTTTCTCATTGTTGTAACCATAGAACTCTTTAACATACTCTAGATTCTCTAATTTCGTCGCCTTCACCCAAGGAGTATATCTTTTCCTTGTTCGTAGACTATTTAGTAAAAAATCATATTGTAGTTTCTTGTCCAATTGGTGCAACTGATTGATCTCATTTACTAGCATGATAGTATCTTGAAATGGGGCTAGACACTTATTTACGATGAAAGGTGGATATTTCTTCTCCCACTGTTCATCTTCTGTGTCCATAAGAGTTTCTTTGGTGTGGTTTATCGCATTTAAATAATCTTTCAATTCATACATTATAAGCTTCCTCCAACGTCATTTCTTTTCTACTGTTTTGTTCCCTCAACATATGTCTTAAATACCACAACACTTCTCAACTCATAACATTGACGAGACACTGGCATTGCTTGGTGTGGTGCCTTTGCATTAAATACAATCAACCTGTTTCCTACATATGGAACTAACTCACCATCCACAAGGGTTCCACCACCCCAATCTTTTTTCCAATCTAATCGGGGATAGTATATCATAGTGAAATCACCATCATCTGTGTGTTCATGTGGCTCTACACCATGAGTGTGTGCATTCATGTATATTCGTTTTGGTCGTTCAATATTATATGTGTTCTTAAAGTCATACTTGTAAAATATTGTTTGCCATAATTGCACTAACCAATCATATCCATTCTCCATGGCTTGCTCTTCTGTCTCACCACAAAAGACATGCCAGTGCTTGTTTACCTCTCCCTTTTGGGAGTTGTAATCATACTTCCAATAAACCTCTTTCATTTCCAAAAAAATTAATTCTGCAATGTGGTCCTCTAGAACATTATCATATACATCTAATCTACTTTTCATATTACACTTTCCAATCATCACCAAAATCAGTGCTGTCAAATACTGGCTCTGCAAATGTGTCTTGATTAGAGTCTGCAAGACCTTGTTGCTCTGCATCCTCTACATCATACAACTTCATCTTTGCTCTGTCAATACCAATAACGAATCTTTTATTGGTGGTAGGGTCATTGTATCGGTTCTTGAGTTGCTTCACCGCAATCTGGTTCAGTTCGTCAAGTTCCTCATTACTAATGAGCGCAAACATGAGGTCAGCCGTAGCAGGCAGACCAAAGCTCTCTGACGTATCTTCCAACCCAACATCACTATTGGAGAACCCGCTCCTTGTGGTCTGTGTAGCCGACATAATCGGGACGTTTGTTTCAACTGCGAGTCCCCTAAGTTCTTCAGCAATTGCCTTGATATACATGTAGCTATTAACATTTCCATTCGCCTTAAATCGTGATGATGCACATATGTTTAGATAATCCACAAAGATGATATCTGGTTTGAATGATCTCTTGATGGCCAGTTCCTTGATCAGTCCTCGAAAGTGGTTACTGTGTGCTGATGCAGTAGGATACTCCTTGATGATGAGTTGACCATTAGTCTTCTGTTCGATGGCTTTCATCTTGTCATCATACATCTGCTTGGGTAACTCATGCAAATCGTCTATAGAGATATTCATGAGGTTTGCATCTATACGTTCAGCTATACGCTCTTCAGCCATCTCCAGAGTGACGTATAGGACGCTTCTACCTTGACTTAGACAGTTTGCTGCCATATGACACATGAACAGTGATTTACCTACACCAGTGCCCGCAAGAGCAATATTCAGTGTTTTCTGTGGTAATCCACCCTTAGTTATACGATTGAAGAAGTCCAGATCAAACGGAATCTTCTCTTCTACCCTATGGTAGAACTCAAAACGGGAGTCTGCATCACATAGGTAATCATGACCAACACGGTTATCAAAACCAACAGCCAAGGCTTCTGTAAGGATGCTTGGTAGAGCATCGACGCCTCGTTCTTTATCCTTTCCATCAATAATTTTAATCCCATCCACAATTGCATTGTATACCGCCTTATCCTTACAAAAATCTTCTGTTGTCTCTACTAACCAATCAAAATTCGCATTGTCATCCGCTTGAAGCTCCTTAACTACGGATAATACTCGTTTGTAATCATCCTCATTCAAGTCACCACGGCTGTCCAGTTCGACCTCTAGAGCGTTCTGGTTTGGTAGGTCATTGTATTTGTCTACGAACTTCTGTATCTCTTCAAAGACAGTTCGTTCTATCCTGTCAGAGAAATAGTCACCTCTGATGAAGGGCAGCACCTTTCTTGTGTATTGTTCATTATATATCAGATTTGTCAAAATCGTTTGTTCAATTGTTGTCATTCATATGCCTTTATTCGGGGTTCAAAAGAAACAAATGTTCTTTCAATGGTTCTTTATGTACAATTTTATACTTTGAATTTGTCACAGCATTTGTTTGTGCATTTTCTTTATATCCAAAAGATATGTGATTATTAGTTCTTTTATCAAAAATTTCAAGCAATTTGTCAATTGTAACTTTTGATCTATTATTATAAGAAATAAGAATATAACTATCTTTAAATTGGTCAATCAATTTTACAAATGAATTCTCAACGTATTTTAAATCTAAATTTTCAAATTCAGATATGGAGCTTTTAATTGCATCACTTGAAGCATCATATCTTCTGTTAGCAACACCAACAGTATTGGGTTTATCATTTAAACAAACCGTAGTCCAAATATGATAATAAGATTGATACCTAACTCTAGAAGTTGGTGTTTGTTTATTAGATGTTCCATACGGCGGATCAACATACACTAAATCATATTTGTCTTTAATATCAAAAATTGTTTTCTGATAAACCTTGTGATTTAGATTGTCAATTTTAAAATTAGGAACTTCAAGTATAATGTCATTAGCTGATTTTTTTGTCCATGTTTTTAAATAGGAAACCTGATGACCCATATCATTTGAAACTTTATCCATAGCTAAAATCAATGAAGTAATCAATACAGACTTTTCGATACAGTCATCAGGATAAAAAGAATCTATCTTGTCTCTAATGGCGTCAATTCTTTTTGTATTATGTATTTGAAACGGTCTTTTTTTATTATCTTCTTGAACAGAAGAACCATTCATATCATAACCACCATAATGAGATGTAAACCAACCATCAATACCAGTTAAAGAATTTAATTCTTCAACAAGTGGGGCAAAAAAACTTTGTGGTGTTCTATTCAAAAGAAAACACTCTCCAAAAACTTTTGAATATACAGCTATATCATTAGAGCCGACAACATACCCTTCTTTTTTCAATGCCTGTGAAACAACTGTTGATCCAGAAAAACCGTCCAAAACTTTATCAACATTTAAATCAGATATGAAGGATAAAATCTTTGGAACGATCTTTCTTTTATTACCAGCGTACCTTATATAATTCTTTTGCAATTTTCTCTAACCCATTTCTTAGATATGTTAACTGTATGCTCCCTATTTTTTCCATTGATTCCACGCCTTGTTACATTTTCATCAACAAATTTTTCCAAATCTTTAGGGCACCCAATCCACATTTCAACGCACTCCAATACGCCTTCCTTGAAGATTCCATAATAAATCTTCTTATTTCTTCTAATTCTTTCTAAAGAACCTTCTTTGTCTTCATAAGGAGAAGAAAACACACCATCTATGGCAAAAGCTCTGGGAAGCTTCTTCCCTTCCTTATTTACACCATCCTCCATACAGGTTAAATATTCCTGTTCTTTGCCATCTTCATCATAAGCATCACAAAGGTGTTTTGTTAATGCAACTTTATGTCCTAAAAGATTGGCCATAATTACTTCTTTAAGAAAGCCGGGAGCCATAGGATTACAGCCTGGCATACATTCTGTCAGCATAGAAAAACCTTCTTGTATCTTCCCTATTGCATCCATTTCGTTATTCATATTAACCTCTGTTGCGTTTAACATAATTATACTCTTCATTGTTTTCTCACTATACACATTATCGCATCATTCAATAGGTTTGTCAAGTGTTATTTTCAATTATTTCACACTTTCATATGAGCGTTGAAACTCATACTTCTTCTCTCTCCCTCACTGTAGAAGGGATAGACAAAATGTTTTAGGTATGATGGGAACACCAACAGTTTTCCAACCTCTGGCTTGAACTTTAGATAATTGGTTCTCATGTCCTGTGTTTCACCATACATGAACTCAATGAGCCCATTAGTAGGATAGTGGTCTTCAAGCTCTTTGTCAAGCTCCTCTTGCATCTTTGGTGGTATCTTCAGATAGATTACAGCAGAGAAATCACCACTGTGATGATGGTATGGATTATACTCTCCAGCGTACTGACTGACAATCCAACTGTGTGTCAGGTGAATGTTGTCGAGTGTAGGCACACCATCTCCTGCCATCTCACTCCACTTGTATGATCTATTCTTTGATATGATGTGCTTGAGGTAATCTAAACACGCTTGTCTCATGACTTTAAATAGAAAGTCTCTGTCATCACTATTTGATACGGGTATTTGAACCTCTTTGCTCACCTTACCAACAAGCTTGTGTGACCAATCCCATTGAACACTCTTCTGCTTATCACTCAAGACAGCATCACCAGTATCATTCACAATGTCAACAAATCTCTTAGGAACCGTAGATTCCATTATGGTAGGGCTAAATGCCTCTAGAAATTTAGATTGCGTCTTCTTCCTCTTCATCATCTATATCCTCACCTTGAGTGTCAATAATATCAACCAAAATATCACCTATGAGAGTAAAAAACTCCTCATCAAATTCTTCTTTTGACACACCATAATTATCCACTATATCATACTCAAATCGAAGCGGTAAATTTCCATCCTCATCCTCTTCTTCATCAACACTTACCACACCATATTTGTATACAACACCATGATATTTTCCATTATTGGTGATACAGATTGACGCTAAATCATCACCTTCTTCCTCTGTTGTAACAAAGGTATATTTATCCCTCATTTATCATCTCCATCAAACAATTGACTTCCTCACTGTTAGGAAACTTTTTATGAAGGTCATGCACCCTGTCTACAGCTTCCCTCTTTCGATTTGCTCCCCAAAATCTATGCACGGTTTCAACTTCCCATTGACTTGGTTCACCAAGCGTTTCTGGCTTCATATAGTGAAGATAGCTTTGCAGTAGATATTTCGGTTTCTTGATAGGTTTATTACCACGGTGCAACCAAGGCCACATTGGAGGGAAAACCAATGCTGAACCAGCAACACAATCAATTTCTTTATCAGCAAATTCTGTGCTACCAGCTTCATTATCA